ACAGTCTTGTAGATCTTAATTCAACGAACTTAGAAACATTATCAGCAGCATCTACATCTCTGGATTGGTCGAATCCATAAATTGCATCCACTCTTAACGGATCACTAATAAAGTCCAGAACAAATCCGCCAGCATCATCTGCGGGTTGTGTAGACTCACCAGCATTACCTACAGAAAGAATTTGTGTATTTGCAAAATTCTTCATGCCAGCTGGGTGAGCAATATTGTTCACATAGGTGACAATTTCATTGTAGGTCTTTTCACTCTCAATAGCATAAGACATATTTTGATAATAATCATTATCTGGCAAATATTGATTGCTATCTCCAATCAGTCCGATATCATCAGACCATCCTAAATTGGTATCAATCGTTGCAGAGATATTAAAGTATCCATCAAACTCCTCAACAACATCAACTTCAGCTCTATCGCCACTATTTGTTCCGACAAGAACATCATCGGGTTCTAATGGTCTAGAACCTTCAATAACCAAAACTCCTGTAGCGGTGTCAACAGATCTCAATACAAGGTCTGTTACAAGATCATCATTTCTTCTAAGATTTTCATTTTGAGCAAACTCTGAGAAAGACTTAGTAACAGAGAATCTAGCAAGATCATTAGATTTTACAATCTGACCAAATCCAGGTCTAACTGTAGCACCTGTACCAACATTAGTAGTAAGACCAGTGTATGTAAATGTTACTTGTCTTGGGTTTACAGCAGAATTGTAATCTGCAATGGTAAAGTCTGCGAACTTATAATCGCCAGAGTTAAATCCATCACCATCATTGTTGAATTCAATACCTTCAAGATATACAATTTCTCCAGTAGTGAAAGGTTCATCAATATATCCTAAAATTGGAGTGGTAATCTTACAGGTAAGAACACCGACATCAGAGAAAGCCTCAATAATGGAAATTCCATTACTGTTTCTAAGAGGAGCAAGTCCATAATCATTATTTGTTAATCCTCTTGGTTGAACGACGACATTTACAGTATTAACTGCAGAATCGCTCAGATCGCAAGTAACCAAACCATTGTTTACGATTTCTCCACTAGAAAGATCGTAAAGAACCAGCGATGGTGCGTTCAGATACGATCTACCACCATAAACTACAGAAGCTTCAATGACTTTATCAGCATTTTTAATCTTAACAACTCTAGGCAGGAATGCATCTGGTTTCAGAGTGTTATCAGCAGGGTATCCATAAACATCCGTTGGAACACTAACAGACTCTAAAAGATTAATAGATTTACTAATCAGTTGCAACTCAGCACTAGTTCCGCTATTTCCGATAGAAGTAATTGCTGGGAATTTCGAATAACCAAATCCTCCATTGTTCAGTCTTACCTGAGCAATGCCTCCAGTTGCTCCAATTGCAGTTGTTGTATATTCTAAAACTTCACAATCTTTAGCAAGATACTGCGAAGCTTCTGGTTCATATACTAAGGTTGCTTCAAATGTGGTTGATCCTATTCCAGAAATAGTGTAATTTCCAGTAAAGGCACTATCATAATAAGCAATTTTTATACGATCATCTACATCTCTATCTGCGGTGGACATGAATCCACCTCTTTCCAATCCATAATACAGTTCATGTCTTAAAAGTCTACTATAATTAACGGTTAATGTTGGCGCATCTGAGGGATTTGTCGTTCCAATACCGACAGTTCCAAAACCAACAACTTCCAAGTTGTCAGTAGATCCAGTTCCAACATATTCATTAAAATAATTGCGATCATAGAAAATCTTCAACTTAGATCCAACAAGACTCGGATCATTCAAATCGAATACAAGATTATTTCTTCTTACTACTTTAATTGGAGGATTGATTGGGTTTAATGTTTGTCCTTCAGTTCCAAAATCATTGATACTTACTACTTCTGGGGGATTAGTGCGTAATTGCTTTTTGGAATCTGTAAGTTGGAATGTATCGTTATCGATTCTAAGGACAAAATAGTTTCTCTGCTCCAATCCATCTGGCAAACTGGTAGAAATGCCACCAGCACCATATGCAAGGACTTTGAATCCAGTTTCTAAATTATGATCAGAAACTGTAAAAGTATTTGTAGTCGTATTGATACCTGTTGTAGAAATTCCAATAGGATTTACGATCAATTGACCATCAAGATACTTAACAACAGCAGTAGTGGATGCTCCAATACCAGTTGTGAGTCCAGGACGAACTGTAAGGGTAACTTTATCATTTACTTCCAGATCATGATCTTCTTCAGTTACTACTGTTAGAATACTTCTTTCAACATCTGCCGTTTCTTGGGCATAATTGGTGACGAATGAATAATTTGCTTTATTATCACCAGTGTTCGTAAAGAACAGTTCTGGACCGTCTGGGAGGGTTTTGATGCCGATGGTACTATCGGTCTTCTTCACCACATAATAGTTCCCTGAGAGGGCGCTAGGGGTCGTATACGGACTAATAGAGTCTGTAGCAAAGATATCAGCATTACCTCTCTTATCAAAGGTAATCAGATCATTATTTTTAAGACCATGATTGGCGAGGAAGATGGATTGAGACAAGATGGATCTGATCTTAGTTACTCCGTTAAGAGAAACATTAACAGAGGTAGAGAATCCGACAGTTGTTCCAACACCAACCGCTTCTTTGGGGTTGAAGTAGTAGATATCTTGGAATCTAGACTTAAATGGTTCAATATTGGTAAGAGGAACAGTAAACTTACTATTGAAGAAAGTTACTGCTGCACCAGCAGATGCTGTAGTAAATCCTGCATATCTTTCAACTCTCAGAATTTTTTCTGAAGGGAATGCATTCAAAAGTCTCATTATTTCTGTTCCGATTCCAATGGAATCTCCCGCAGAAACTACTGGAGAAATAAAATCAACACGGATATCGGTAATAATTCCAGTGTATCCATCATCGGTGAGATTTGTCTTAAACAGTGGAGTGTTGATGGGATTGTAACCCTCAAGACCTCTTACATAAGTAGAAATACCACTGATGCCAACGCTATCATTTGTTTGGAATTCATGATATGGAGTTACCTTAAAAACAATTCCATTTCTATTGTACTCCATGGGTACATTAGAAAATCTAGTGATAGAACTAGTTACTCTGTCAATGGTTTTTCCATAAATCTTCTGAACTTCAGCACTAAGACCACCACCATTTGTTCCAGTCTCATCAAATACGAATTGATCTTTTACAGTGTATCCTTCTCCAGGATTGAGAACCTCAATTGAAGTTACAGACCCTACTCCCAGTTTATCTGGAAGAGAAACTTGATTGTTTGTGTTGTATGGTTGGAAAACATAATCATATGCCTTTCCATCACCAAACAAATTATATGGGAAAGTATTTCTAACTAAGGCAGATTTCTCAAAGTTAAAATTGATTTGATCAATTAGAAGACCTCTTACAGTATTTTCTCTAATTGCAAAACTACGGAAAGTGTCTCCGATGTAGTATGGGAATACTGGATTATAAAGATTATCTACAGTTGCAAAATATGCATAAATTCCATTGGGAAATTCGGGAGTTTTTGTAAATCTTCCGTTGTGATCATCTAAATCGCCAGATCCTTTATAGACATAATCTGCGACAAAAGATCCATATGGGAAAATTGCTGTAGATGGTCTATTTGAAATATTTGTCGAACTGATCTCATAACTAGAGACCATTCTCTTAACATCAGACTGAATGTTGTCGGGATCTTCGAGTCCAAAAGGTCCGTAAATTGGATTTCCGTCATACGCCCATCCAATGATAGGAGAATGACCAGATCCATCATCACCGAAGGAAGATCTTATAGAATTTCCATATCCAATTGAGTTAACAGCAAGACCTTCTCCAATTGGAGCAAGATAATTTAACTGCGTTTGATTCAGTCCATACGCTTTGTTAATAATAAGTCTTCTCAGAGAAGCTCTAAACTTCAGTCCAGATCCAGGAGGAGTAATTCTAATTGTGGTGGTAGCGTCAGTATATCCCGCGCCTCCAGAAATTACTTTTACTGAGCTAATCACTCCATTTGCTACTTCAGCGCGAAGAACCGCACCACTAGCAGTAGAACTCGTGCTAAGAACTTCAACCTCTGGTGGACCAGAGTATCCAGTACCTCCAGCTAAAACAAACGCAGATATAATTCTTCCATTAGAAATAATAACAGCAATTTGACCCAGTGTTCCGCTAGGAATAGAAATTGTTGGAGCATTTTCAAAATTCAAAATCGTGGATCCATAATTAGATCCTTTTTCATACAGAATAGTATCTACAATTTCTCCTCTAACAATTGGAGTAGCTGTAAGTTCTTCCTCTTTTTGGTTTTTGGTTAAGATCTTAACCTTGCACTCAACTGGCGGATAGTAAAATCTTTGGTATCCAGAACCAGAAGAGTCCAAGTATACATGAATACCTTTACTATAATTTGTCGTTACTGGATCTCTATCACCCTTATTTCCAGATTCTGCCAATCTAAATCTATTGTCATCAAGTTTAATTACTTGATATTGCTTTGTCGTACTTAATCCAGTAATACCAGAAGTATCATATGCATAATTAATTACTTCGCCATCAGAAAATCCGTGATTTTCGAACTGAACAAAATCTCTCTCAGTATTAATACCCGAAGATTTTACAATCAGATGTCTATTAGTGTATCCCTCACCAGGATCCTCTACACTAATTCTTCCAAGTGCGGTTCTCTTTTCATATGTTCTTAAGATATGCAGACCATTATTTGCTGCTGCAGCATCTTCAGTAATCTGAACACTACTAATTCCAAGAATAGCATCGTTCTTGGAATAATACAGAGAGACAGACTTTTCAGAATTTGCATGGACATAATAATCTTGTCCACTCATTAAGGTGAGTTCTTCTTTAGAAGATCCAGTAGTTGCAATACCTAAATTAGAATTCCCATTATTGTCATAGACAATTCTATCGCCAGTCAGTAAATTGTGGTCATCATCAAAAGTGATTACATCATTTGTTGCATTGAGGTCTCCACCAGAGAGTGTGCTAATGCCACTGAAAGAAAGTTCTCTAAATCTTTCTTCTGTTACTGCTCTACCTCTAGCACCTTTTCCATTTCCACCATAAATTTCAACACTGATAATAGTGTCAATATCAAAACCAACGGGGTCTACGAGGATATTTTTAATATTACCAGATACAACTGCCAATGCCGCAGCAGTATTAGCAGCACTAACATTGGGTTCATTGATTGTTATGCTGGGCGGGAAAGAAACATCATAGTTAGTTCCACTACCCAGAATATCTATTGACTTTAATTCGCCAAAATAAACGCTATCTTCGCCTTTATAGTTTAGAACTTCAGTACCATTGATCAGCATTCCAGTGTTGCCGTCAGCAGTAGATTCTGAAGTGGTTTGTTCTTCCTTTCCACTCTCAAGATCCTGCTCAAGAATAAATCTACGAATAGGTCTGGACGGGAAAACATTCTTAGCACCTTGACTACTAAGAATAAAATCATGAGTACCAATCAGACCATCGGGCGGATTGAAATATACAGGCAAGTCAGCCTTGATGAATGCAAGGGAGGAGAAAAGTTGAATCCTATTAGCAGGAGACAATACTTTTACATAGTAGTCTCCCTGAGCAAGACCTCCGATAACTGGAGTACCTTCTCCAGGAGTATAATATACTTTATCTCCAGTTTTAAAGGGAACATTATTTGAAAATGCAATAATACTATAAGCATTTTCTACACTGGAGAATCCATCCCAGTTTCCTAATGCAAAAGATGGATTTATGAGTACTGAATGAATTTTATCCGTAATAATCGGATAACTCGGTAAAGAGCTAGATGCTACATATGCCTCTCTCTTTCCACTTGGAGATTCATTTTCTGAGATAATGTAAGTATTGTTAATATCCGAAAGAAGTTGGTTCTGCCCACCTCTAATTGGAACGATGGTAGATGTTGCTTTGTTCTGTACCCTTCTTATGTCATAAGAGAGGAAAGAATTAAGAGTTGGGATAGTTCCCGACAGTGTTACCGTTCTTGTCGTAGTATTTACATTAGTTACAATGAGATTACTAGCAATAACCTGAGTATTGCCTCTCAGCAAAAGTTCTACCTTATCTCCTAACTTTAAACTAGATTTATCGATAGTGCCGTCAAGGACAAACTGAGATCCAGAGAAAGAATCGACATAGTAACGAGAAGATGTGTTGTAAATCCAAGAGTTGAAGAAAATCTCCTCATAAGACTTATCAACTTCAGGATTGTCGATGTATCTTCCTAAGTTTTTGACTCTAATGGATGATGTGGCATCTAAGTTTTGGAGACCTTGGTTTGTAACAAACTCATTCAAAACTCCAGTGATGCGCATCTCTACCTTTTTGGTGAGATCTCCGTTTTCATACCCATAAACAATATTAGGAGCAGAAATCTTACTATTATCTGGGATAGTAGTAGAAACAGGAGGAGTTACATCAAAAAACTGATTGATGCTCTTTGTCCCGTAAGAAACTGTTTGGAAATAAGAATCTCCAGGATTTCCTAATTTCAGTGTGCCAGTGCTTGAAAAACCAATGGTGGAATCAACTGTAATTACAGATGCGCCAAGACCAACTTCTCCAACATTTCTTGTTCTTCCAGGAACTCTGAAGATTCCATCAGTTAAGGATCTCTCGTCAAAACCCGTAAACAGTGAGATTTTGTAATAGCCCTCTCTGATGTTTGATACTTCAGAAATAGGACCAGATGCAGCATTAAAGTTTGGATTAATTGGATCGTTATCTTGGAAAAGAGTTTCTCCAATCAGATTGACAGGATTTCCAGAAATTAACTCTACAGAGATAGTTTTCCTACGAACATAATTTGCGTAAGACGGTTTGATCAGGAATTTTTCAAGATCATTAATTTTAGGATCAATTCCGAATAATGCCTTGAAAAGGATTTTGAACGAACTTTCGGTTCCCTTTGCTTCGTATAAACTTCTTGCTTCTTTTAAAAAATTATTGATATTGAGGTCAGGAGAAAGAGTTACGCCCTCCAGTCCAGGAGCGTACATTGCTTTCAACTTTTTATAAAATTCCTTTAGGAAGAGAGCACTTACATTAATGACAGTAGATCCAGAAGTATGAGGTGCTGCGACTGTCTTTTGCCAGGCTACATTACCATCATTTCTGGAATTATATGTGCTAATTCCACTAAATCCTCTAGTACACCCAACAAAGGATGTGCTGGTTTTATCTGTGTAGGTGATAATTTCATTATCTACCTTTAAAAGTCCATGACTTTTCGGATATCCATCAGTACTGCTAACATAGACAGTATCATCGGTCGTAGAGAGATCCGCAGTCAGATTAGTAGAACCTCGGATTACATCCGTGGTTAAATTATCTAACTTAATGTATGCATCAATATTTTCAGCAATATCTGCAGGACCACCTTGATAGTCCTGAGAGATATAGTACTGTTTTAGGAATTCGACAAACGCAGGGTTCTCCGAAACTGCAAATTCAGGTACAGCTTCACTTACTACTTGATAAGTCTTGATTCTGGGACTTAAAGGCGAATTTGTCTCGATCATCCTACTGTCTAATTAGCGATCCGTTGGAGTAGCTAGAAGTGACTTGATATCCAATGCCAGAAATTTGCTGACCAGAAGAAATCGTATCTCTCACGATATTTATCTCAGAGTTTGAGAGGTCTAGACTCAAGTAAAGATCCTTAAGACCAATAACATCATTTGATTCTGGATATGCTTGAACCTCTACGGTATCGTTGCCCTTAAGGGTGCTTGTAATATTGACCGCATTGATCAAAATCTCCCCTTTAAGGTAATCTACAGTTCCTGCAGACTTAATAACAACTTCTGCAAACCCACCCTCAACTTTGGGTGGTTTGAAAATAGCAATATCGCCATATTGACCATCACCTCTAGGAATATCGGTCAAATAGACAATTTCTGTGCTACCAGCAATCGTGAATCCTGTAGATTTAATGGTTCCTCCACCAGACAGAATGTGGAAGCGGTTACCAAAGCACAATTCATATTGCGCGACCTGATTGACGAGGCATTTCAGGTCTCTACGAACTTTAACACGCATAATGTTCGATGTGATCGAACTATTTGCACGATCTACGACCCTTTGTGCCTCAGAATACTTAAATCTGCCACCAAACTTATTAAGATTTGCAGAACCACCGTATTCTGTCAATGCCTGAAGAATTTCTGCCTTCAATTCGCTGGCATCATCGAAAACACTGTTGTTGTAATAAACAGCAGTGTCAAGTTCAACATAGAGAAGTTTCAAATCTTCGATTCTTTGATTAATTCCAGCAATCGAGTAACTCTTGAGTTGTCTTAAAATGTTTTGTTTGGTAAAATCGGACAAAAATGTGCCGTTTCTAGGTTTGATACTCAAAACCACCGTTCCGAACTCTGGGGGATCTAATTCTTCCCCACCGACAACAGAAACTGACTCAGTATTCGGATAAATGGACTGAACGATCGCTTCATAATCGCGTGGTGTGACCGCTCTGTTCTGCGCTGAGTACATTCTAGGGGCAAAGTACCTAACAGAGTCCACAGACTCGATATCTGCCCCATTACGGGCACTCTGAGAGGTGATTACACTTACTACTGAACGAGGAGCAATGCTAGATCCAGCGTCATTTACAATATTTCCCGAAAATGCAAAATTTCTACCTTCGTTTCCTGCTTTTCCATCAGTAATGATGTAAGAAATGTCTACAGTATCTCCAACTTCTAACTTAGTTCCAAAAATTCCATCACCGAAGAGTAATTCGTAAGTCTCATTCGACGATTCTTGAATTAAGAAGATATTTGAGTCGGATTTTATATCAATAATGTTATCTACCTTGGAAAAAGCAAGACCAGCAGATGCTCCAGACTTTCTAACTGTTACTCTGAGGGTGCCAATGTCAACAAATGGGTTTTCAATCAAAAATCTTTGATCTGTACTCCCATCAACGACCCATTGCTTAGTTAAAAGTGTCCCTTGATATACAGTTAGACCAGAAAATCTTGCAGTGCGCGGAGGATTTGCACCAGCAACACCTCCAGCATCAATCGGACTGGCAACCGTTACATCTTCTGGGATAGAAAAGACATAAGAAGTATTATTTACGCTTCCAACTACGACTAATCCGCGCTTAAGGGTTACTGTTGTGGAGTTTCCGTCAAAAGGATAGTTAAAATCAATAACTGCTTCCGCGCTTTTTCTAGATCTGGGTACATATCCAATGTTTCTTGCGAGAGAAACGACATTTTCTCTTAAAGTTGCAGAGTCAAGGAACGATTCATTAGCAACCATGTTGCTATTGAACGCGGTAATGTAGGTATTGTATGCCAATATGTCAATTAAAATCGACATATTAGACCCTTCGAAGTCAAAATCAGAAAAATCTGAATTTGATTTCAGGTAATCTTTGATCGACTGCTTAATTTGGTCGAAATCTAGGTTAGTATACTTGAAGGATGGCATTTTTTTACCTAGTTGACTCTAGAATAAACTCAAATTCTTGACTATCAAAACTTTCGCCAACAATATCGTAGGCAATTCTAATATCAAAGGAGTTATCATCTGGACTTGGGTTAACTTGGACCTTAGTATTGGCAATTCTTCCCTCAAAACCAGATAAGACATCGATAATTTGTTGAGAAATTACCCCTGCCGAACCATAATCCACAAAATCAAAGAGAGAACGAGTCACATCCGTCCCAATATTGGACGCAAATGGTCGTTCTCCTACAATTGTTTGCACTAAATTCCTAACAGCACGCTTAATTGCCTTCTCATTCTTGAGAATAGGCAGATCTCCTGTAACAGGATGCGCTTTAAAGGTCAAATCAATGTCCTTAAACGCCCGTGAGTTAGACTCAGCCATGAATTGGCACTATATATCGAGATTATTTATACCTTCTTCCCGTAGCTTGGTTCTGTACCATACTCCCAATCGTCGTAATCTTCATCATTACGAATCTGTTCGTGGAGTAAAGTCTGTTTTTTTAAGTCGTGTTTGTGATCTCCGACTACTTCACGCAATAAATTGTCGGATTTTGGGTCTGTAATAAGATATTCGGTTCCAAAATCTTCCCGCATCATGTCACGATTGTGGTCGGGAACAGGATGATTAGACATTTTGTCCTCCAAAAGTTCGTTTTGAGAACTTTTAAAGGGGTTGCTATCCCTAAAATTATTTATTCTGCGTTAATACAGCGAGGATCGCACTCATATTGACCGCAATTAGGGCATGCAACCCTTACAAGTGATTGAGTAAAGTCGTCTGGAATGTCTGGATACATGGAATTTAGGTAATCCTGTTGAATTTCTTCCTCAGTTTTCCAAAAATACTCAGTATTATCACCCAATCTACCCCATCTTACACCTTGTTCGACTTGGAAAATGTGTGTACTGACCTTAAAATCAGGAACGAGCGGCGTTTCGGGGGTGAGAGACAGGTCATAGATCCTTGTTCTATTGTTAGGATAGAGACAAAACTGCCCATTGTCAAGTTCTATGCAATTATGAGACTTATGTTCGTCAGGAATTTCACTGACATTGCAGTTTGTAGTGTCTAAGTCAGGGTGAAAGTTATCTAAGGTGAACTTGTATGCCCCTTTAAGGGTCCCGAAATTGCGTGTGCGTACCTCGAAGTCCATTGAAGTGATAAAGGACTTCTCAAGGCATCTGACGCCATAGTCCATACAGTTCCAAAACTGTAGATTAGGGAGGTCTAGATCAGGGTCAGGCAGTTCGGGACGCGCCAAAAAGGCAGAAATAGGGAGTTTGTCATACATTGCACCATACTTAGGCAAGTATGTCTCAAAATAAAAAGCGCGTCCAGGGATCGACTTAACCGATACCCAGACGCCCTCTACAAATTCACCATATCCATCGTGGAAATCTCTAAGGTATTCTTTACGAACCCAGACTTTCTGCGGGGGAAGATTGATGATTAGTTGACTCATTGTCTTGTGTGTAAGTTGCTGGATGGAAATTACAATACTCGTTGAAGGTAATCTTCATCTCTTTATTACTTAGGTTACAATGCTGTGCTGCCTTAGGAAGATTCCATTTGGCAGTGAACAGCATTTCCATTGCTTCACGAGTTTCTGGTCTCACTTACCTTGACCACGATACTTCTTCTTAGCCGAGTTACGCGCCGTCGCGCTATATTTTGTATTCTTAGAGTTGCCTTGACGAGTGTTTTTGGGTTTGTGCTCAATGATCTTTTTGTTGGTCAGAGAGGACTTCATTTTAGCCATTTTCTTTCATCCTATAAGAAATATCGTGGAGAGCAGGAACTCCTGTTTCGTAATGATTATACGCGAGTTCCTGCATAATGTCAAAGAATTCGTCTTCACTTACATCGGTGTACCTCTCAGTACCTTCTATGTAGATCGTGTAGACTGTCATATTATATCAGATGACACGCATCTTTTCGTGACCGACTCTAATACGAGGGTCGCACCAGATCTCGTAACCTGCTTCGATAGCGTCGAGACAGAAACTCACATCCTCGCCGCACATGTCCTGAACATCGCCAGACTCAAAGACTTGCATCTTCGGAGCAAACCAGGGATACTTCATCTCAGGGTTCTCAAAGACTCCATGCTTAATGAGCACCCATCCGAAACCAGTGTAGTCAACCGTGAAGGGCTTCTTACGCTTGGACATCGTTTCGCCAGTCTCGTGATTCATGACGCCACCGTTGTTACGGAAGTCACCTTCCTCCAACCAGTGTGCTACAGAGGTGGTACGACCGTCTTCAGTCATGTACCAACCAGCAGCAATGTCCTTGTCCATGAGAACCAGCTGCAGGAACTTCTCGGTGTTGAAGACAATATCCGAGTCAATCCACAGTTGGTAGTCATACTTAAGTTTGCCATCCCAGGGAATCTGATCAGGACCCCGAAGGACATTCGCGCCCAGACACTTACAACGAGCAAAGTTAACCATGCTGCTGTAGTCTTGGGAAATCTGAATACTTGCCCCCATCTGAACCAGATCAAAGCTCAGTTGAAGGAAAGACTTCAGGAATTGGAAGGAGCAACCACGACCAGGAAG